GCCTTCTCAGCAAATTGGTGGCACCGGCTGGCGAGAAAATGCTTCGCTGTTTCCAATATCGTTTGAAGGCGCGGACACGGGCGTTCGATCAGTGGAAGGTGTCACAATCGCCGCAGCTTCTGGCGCGACGCAATTGTTTGGGGTGTGCCTATTCAAGCCGCTGGCAATGTTCGCGGTAAATGACGTGATGGATGTCAATAAGTTCGACGCGATCTCGACCGGGAATTTTCTGGGCGCGCTGAATGAATATCATCCTGATGCTTGCCTTTCGATTATTTACACGTCTATGGCAACGACAATGCCGATTGCGGGATCAATTTTTGTAGGCGAGACCTAAGCTATGAGGTCGCGTCGGCTATTCGACGGCGCCCAAATTGAGCTTGGGCTAATCCCTGTTGAGGCAGCGACGGGCGGCGGCATTACGGGCAGCGCCAATATCACTCTTGGCGCGCTAACCGCTGTTGGCACGGGCACCCTGGGGCCAACGCCCATCACGGGCAGCGGCAATATCACTCTTGACGCCTTGACGTTGGTCGGTACTGGTGATGTTACCTCCCCAAGCGGCATTACGGGTAGCGCAAACATCACTTTGGATGCGCTGACTGTCGCCGGCGCCGGTACGCTTGGCCCATCGCCCATTACCGGCGCGGCTAGTATTACGCTTGGCGCGCTAACCGTTAGCGGTGCTGGCACTCTGGGGCCGGCGCCGATCACGGGCAGCGGCAATATCATATTAGATGCGCTTACCCTTGCCGGTACTGGCACAATTTCAACGGGTGGCATTACAGGCGTTGCGAATATCACACTTGGCGCCTTGACGGTGGCGGGCACGGGAACACTTGGGCCGGAACCGCCAGCGATTGCAGTCGGCGGCGGGCCTGGCAATGCGCGCGGCAGACAGCGCCCGGTCTACATGGTGGATGATAAGGTATTTGACAGCCCGGCGGCGGCTGCCAGATACCTTGCCAGCGTCACCTTACCGGAACCAGCGTCGGAAGCGCCGCGCGCCGCGCCAAGGCCTAGGCCAAAGCTTGCGGTGCAGGTAGCGGGCGAGCAGATGACGGTGGCGCCCGCGATCCCCGTCACCGCGACGGCGGAATATGCGCGCGAAATGGTCCAGGCTGAATTGATCCAGGCCAGGCGCGCCTTGCAGCGGCGCCAGCGTGAGCTTGACGAGGAAGAGCGCGCGGCGGTTTTCGCCGTGGTGCAGATGCTTTTGGAAGATGGCGAGACCGTCACCTTTCACTAACGGCACCCGCCCTGCCGATGATGGGCGAGATGAGGCTTAACAATGTCTGAAACACTCGAACCGGAGACCCTGGAAGAAACGGCTACGGCGCCGGATTTGCCGGAAAGTCAGGAACCGGAAACGCCAGAAGCCGAAATGCCGGAAGAAGAGGGCGAGCAAGAGCTTGCCGTCACTTTCGGCGATGAAGCGCCGCCCCCGGAGCCGGAACCTACGCCAGAAAGCAATCCCATCCGGCAACTACGCGAAGAAAGGCGCAGGCTTGAGCGCGAAAACCGCGAATTGCAGGAAAAACTACGGGCCAAAGATGCGCCCCAGCCTGAAATCCCGCTTGGTGCCAAGCCAAAGCTGGAAGATCACGACTATGATGCTGACAAGTTTGAGCTTGCGCTGCAAGATTGGTTTGAGAAGAAGCGCGTTGCTGATGAAAAAGCGGCGCAAGCCCAGGCTGAGGCCCGCGCCAAGGAAGAAGCATGGCAAGCGCGTCTTGCCGAGTATGGCCAAGCCAAGGCAAAGCTGAAGGTGCCGGATTATGAGGATGCTGAAGAGCGCGTTCAGGCGCTTTTCAATGTGACGCAACAGGGCGTGATGATCGCCGGCGCAGAAAACCCGGCGTTGCTGGTTTATGCCCTTGGAAAGCATCCTGCCAAAGCGAAAGAATTGGCCGCAATTACTGACCCTGTAAAGTTTGCCTTTGCCGTAGCCAAATTGGAGACACAGATGAAAACGACCGCCAAAAGCCGCCCCGCCCCGCCGGCGCCTGAAACCCCCATGAAAAGCACGGCGCCCGCCCGTAGCGCGGTAAATGCCACGCTTGAGCGCCTTCGGGACGAAGCTGACCGCACTGGCGACCGGACGAAGGTGGCGGCCTACATGCGCCAACTAAAGGTGCAGCCGCGAAAATAATTGACAAGGCGGCGGCTTGGGGCTTAAATGGCCGCAAGTCGCCGTTTATCGGCGCGGCTTCCGTGCAGCCCAAGCACGAGTTCGACCGGCTTCCGCGTGGCCCGAACGCGAGACATGGCAGCAATCCCATCTCTCACATGAGGTCACATACCTATGGCGAATAGCTTTTCAAAGGAAGAGCGCGTAGCATTCGATGAAATGCTCGCAGGCTTCCAAGATGCGCTTGTTCTTTCGAACAACGTCAGCATCTACAACACCGATCAACAAATGATGGAGCGGACCAATAACACGATTTGGCGCCCGCAACCATACATCGCCGTGTCCTACAACGGCACGGATATGTCGCAGAATTTCGATGATTACACGCAGCTTACCGTGCCAGCGACTATCGGCATTCAGAAGGCCGTGCCTTGGAGCATGACCGCCCTGGAATTGCGCGATGCGTTGCAGGAAGGCCGCTTGTATGACGCGGCGAAACAGCGCCTTGCCTCTGATATCAATGTTGCCGTGATGAACGTGGCAGCCTTGCAGGGCACGCTTTTCGTAAAGCGCTCTGCCGCTGCTTCGGGCTTTGATGATGTCGCGCAATGCGAAGCCATCATGAACGAACAGGGCATTATGGACACTGACCGTTATCTTGCGCTCTCGACGCGCGACTATAACGGCATGGCCAGCAACCTTGCAGTTGCGACGCGTTCTTTTGGCAATGAGATTTCCGACAGCGCACTGCGCCGCGCTTTTGTCGGGCAGGTGGCAAGCTTCCAGACCTACAAGCTGGATTACGCGGTGCGTCAGGCGGCGGCGTCTGGTTCCGGTATTACCATCGATACCCGCACTTCTGCCGGGCAATCCTATGTGCCGCGTTCAACCAGCGTGGCGTCAACTGGCGAAGTGTCCAATGTGGATAACCGCCGGCAGGTGATTACTGTCAACAGCACGGCCAATGTCCGCGTTGGCGATGCGTTCACCATCGCCAACTGTGAGGCGGTGCATCACATTACCAAGCAAAGCACGGGCAGCCTCAAAACCTTCCGCGTTACTGGTGTTCCGGCTGGTGGCACGACGCGATCATCGCCAACCAAGGCGGCACGGATGCTGAGGCGCAGTATCAAAACTGCGTGTTCACTTCCACCGCTTCTAACGCGGCGCTGGTGTTCCTGAATACTGCGGCTGGGGCGCTCAATCCGTTCTGGCACAAAGACAGCATCGAAATCTTGCCGGGTCGTTACGCGGTGCCGACCGATGCTGGCGCAGCCGTGATGCGTGGCAGCACGGATCAAGGCATTGAGCTTACCATGTCGAAGCAGTTCGACGTGGACACGCTCAAAACCAAATACCGCGTTGATATGGTGTTTGGCGTGGTGAACAAGCAGCCGCAAATGAGCGGCGTCCTCATGTTTTCGCAGCCGTAAGGAGCTAACGACATGGCATCTCTTTTCGTTCTTCCCTTCGGCAACAGCGGCGATATTGTTATCCCCGCTAACGAAAGCATTGCGGTGGCCTGCCAGGGCACCGCGCAAGTGTCGCGCAAGACCAACTTCCCGAATTACCCCGAACAGGTTACGCTGATCGGCACGGTGATCAATGGTCAAACGGTCTTCGGGCCTTATGCGTCCGGGGCGGTAATCATCGTGGAAGCGTCTGGTGGCGTGACTACCTTCTATGAGGTGGGAACGGCGCCGCAGGTGCAGCAGGGGCGCTTGATTTCGGGGGTTCAGGCTGATCCGGCGAACATCGCTGACGGCGGCGCTATGGTTCATACGCCTGGCGGTATGCTTGGCGGCTTGGTGACGGCAACGCCAACCGCTGGCCGGAATATCCAACTCCCCACGGGCGCCGCGATGGACTTGGCCAGCAATTTTGCGATCAACGACTTCTTTGATTGGTCAGTGATCACTTTGGCGGCGTTCGCGCTGACGACTACGGCGGGCGCGTCCGGTCATACGCTTGTCGGGTCTGGCGCTACGGCGGCAACCTCCGGTTCGCCGGCGCGTTTCCGCACCCGCAAAACGGCGGCGGATACTTTCGTCACCTATCGGATCGGTTGACGTAATGGGGCAGGCTTTACGGCCTGCCCCTTCACCATGGAGGGCGACATGCCTTTGACCAAAGGTTACTCCAAGGGTTCCATTTCCAAAAACATCAGCAAGGAAATGAGGGCAGGCAAGCCGCAAAAGCAAGCCGTGGCCATTGCCCTGAATACCGCCCGCACGGCTGCCACAAGGGCCGGAAAGCCTGGCAAGGCGGCGAAAAAAGCATGAAAGCGAAACCGCGCGGCCTTTACGCCAATATCCACGCCAAGCGCGCAAGGATTGCGGCTGGATCGAAAGAAAAGATGCGCAAGCCTGGCAGCACCGGGGCGCCTTCTGCCAAGGCGTTTCGCGAAAGCGCCAAGACCGCGAAAGGCAAGAAATGAACGAGTTTCCCGCCTTGGTGTATCGCTGCCCAGGGCCTTATCCCGGCCCGCATGGCAAGACCTATGACACGCGGCCTGTAGCCTCGCCAGAGGCGCTTGCAGAGGCCGTTCGCAACGGTTGGCATTGGTCCCTTGATGACGCGGCGCGCGGGCTTGTAGCGCAGCCAGAAGAGGCGCCAGAAGCGGCGCCCAAAATGCTTGCCGAGGTTGCGCCAGAACCAGCGCCAGACACGCGCGCCGATCTTGTGGCGCAAGCGGAGCGCCTTGGGGTGGATGTGGATGGCCGGTGGTCGGAGCGGCGCTTGCGGCAAGAGATTGACGCGGCGGTGAAGGCTACCGCGCTATGAGCTACACAAAGCGCCAATTTATTCAGGCTGCATATCGGAAAATAGGCTTGGCTGCCTATGTTTTTGATATAACGCCTGATGAAATGGACGCGGCTATAGAAGATTTGGATACCATGATGGCAACATGGAACGGTAAAGGCATTCGCCTTGCGTATCCGTTGCCTGGCAGCCCTGATTATGCGGGATTGGATGAAATCACGTCCGTCCCTGATAGC